GGGACAGTTCTCCCTGCGTCATGTCGGTAATGATCTGTTGCTGCTGGCTCACGGGTTGTACCTCTTCGGGTAGATGCCGTCGATCCATTCCTCGGCGGGCGGAACCCCTTGCCGGCGCTCCTGCTTCGTCTTCTTGAACGCGGCGACAGCCATACCTTGAGCCGACTGTGCAAATGCCGTCTCGTTCTCCCGGCTTCCGGACAGCGGGTATGCGATGGCGCTCGCCACCTGCATGATCACCACTTCCCGCAGGAGGGAGTCGTAGACGGTGTCGTCCTCTTCGTCGGGAACGTAAATGAGGACCGGGTTGCTCGTATCGGTGTACAGGATTCCCCGTTCGTACTCGAAATGCACGAGGTTCCCCGAGGTGTCGGTAACTTCCTTGAGCATGATGTAATCCGCCGGCACGGGGGCGGCGTTGGAGAATCCTGTGAAGTTGTCCGCGGGCTTCTCCTCGATGGTGGCGTAGGAGAACGTCCAGATCACCGTGTTGTCGCTGGCCGTTCCGTATCCCGGCCACAATGGAGCCGTCTCTCCGCTCGTGCCTGCGGTGGTGCATATAAATACTGAAAAGCCGCAGGCGATCTGGTCCCCTACGGCGTATATGGTTGAGGCTTCCCATTCTGCGGTAGCCAGTTTTATCCGCTTGATGATGCAGGTCCACGGCCCGAGCCGGAGCGCTGCCCGCCTGCCTTGAGCGTAGAAGCTCGAACAGACTATCTGGGCTTTCCCGATGGGATTGTCCAGATTGGCATCAAACGGGATCTTCTCCATGTGGTGGTTTTTTGCCAGCGCTTCGTTGCAAATATCGATTACCGACACTGTGGTCCTCCCTGCTCTGTAACTGACAAAGGGGAGCCTCGGTCGGCTCCCCTTTCCGTCATCCTATTGATGGCCTCGTCTACTTCCCTTTGGGCGGGGTCGCCGTCTGCTTCGGTTCCTCGGCAGCTTTCTTGGGCTGCGGAACATCGAAGTACTTCTGGACCCAGCCGTCCTTTTCATCGACCTCGGCTATCTGGCCGGGCTTGTAGAGCGTTGCGGTGGTGCTGTTAAAGCATTCCCTCTTGCACATGGCTTCCATCATTTTCCTCCTTCTCCTTTTTCGCTTACTAGATCTGCACGCCTACCGCGATGTTGTAGTCGTGGGTTCCGGCTGACATGATGTTGACGCTTACCGCTCGCGCTCCGAAGTACCGGCCCGGTATCTTCTGGGGCATCGGAAGTTCGGCGACGATCGTGTTGGCGGTCAGTGCCGCGGTCAGGATCGCTCCGGTGGATCCGAGGACCTTCACGTTCGTCGCTCCGGCTCCCGCGGCATTGGTCCACGGGGTGTCGGAACAGACGAGTTCGAACGTGATGTTCGTACCTCCGGCGTATGCGGTTCCTACGCGGATCTGAAAAGTTCCACGCTCCTGGATGATGGTCTTGCCGGCGGCCACACCGAGGTCGATGCAGTCGGTTCCGTAGTAGGTTCCCGCGGCGCGAACGTCTGCCTGGCCGTTGGCCGTCTGCAGGGTTTTGTCAAGTATTGCCATTGTCTGTCCTCCTTAGCTGAACGTGACGGGCGATTCGGTGTTTGTGATCGCGTCGGAACGTTTGAACGGCACACCGTTGAATTTAACGACCGACCGGTTCTCGGTCAGCTGTTCCATAGTGAGGGTTCCCGAGACCGCTTTCCGCAGCTGTTTGCGGAGCAGGGCTTCTACCCGTCCGTTGCAGTAGAAAGTGGGCGTACCCATTCCCATGTTCGGGAGCATGGTCAGGGCGTCGTCGAGCGCGTCGAACAGGTTACCGGTGGCGGTGTCTCCGGTGATGGTTCCGAGGTCGATGTTGCAGACGCGGACGTTGTAGCGCCAGTCGCGCACCACGAGTCCGAGGTCCCATTTGTAATGGGTGCGGAGGCCCTGGTACTGGCCACCGGCTCCGTCGGAGAGGGTCTGCTCGCCGAGGTCATTGTGCTGGAATCCAGCCTGTGATCCCTTCGGGTAGGTGAGGTGGGTGGTGTTCTCGCCCCAGGTAATGAGCCAGATGGAGGTCTGTTCGACGCCGGCAGCGCCGGGAACAACGGGGATGATGTTCGCGCCGATCTTGTCCTTGTTCAACCAGCGGTCGAGGTATCCGGCGGAGTAGCGTGCGGCGAGACCGGTGAATTTTTCCGGTGTGACGTTGCGGTTGCCGTAGAAAAGGGCCGAGGCCATTTCCTGGTTCATGCGCTCGAGGAAGGCGCGGTCTTCCGACAGGCGGAATTCGGCGGTGTTCCCATTGAGCGCGGCGAGAGCCTTGTCGATTTCGGCGTAGGCTTCCAGCATACCGCATTCGTCGGTGATCTGGGTCGTGGTGCTTTTCGACGGCTGAACACCGTAGTTAAGCATACGCCAGGTCGCGTTCGGCAGGCCGGTCCGGATGGTGGTCTTGTGACCGGTGGCGAGGTTTCCCTCGAGGGTGACGGCATCTTCGAGCGTCTGGTTCGTCTGCGCCAGCATTTCGATGATCTTTGCGATCTTGTTGTCCGGACCGAGCCGGGCAGCGAGGTCAAGGTATGTAACTCCGAGAGTTCCTTTGGTTCCCATTCTGATGTCTCCTTACGTTTTTTCGGGGTAGAGGACGCTGGCTGCGCTTCTGGCAGGAGCGCTTCCCCCCGGTTTATGTGTCGCCGAATCTTCGAGCGACAGTCCGCCGATCTTGTGGAGCAGCTTCATGAATGAAAGCTTGTTTCCCATGCCGGTGGCCTCTGCGTCCTTTATCAGGTCTTCGGCTCCGAAGGCGCGAAGGCCCCGGATGGCTTGGGCGACATTCTTGTCATAATCGGCTTTCCACTCGTTCTTCAGTGCGTTTGCGGTTGCGGCTTTTTCTTCGTTCGTCCTGGCGCGATAGGCAGCGATTTCATTCTCCATCCGCTCCTCTGCCAATTTGAAGAATGAGTTCGCGCTTTCGTTGGTCATGTGGTGTGCGTGCGCGAGCTTTTTGAATTCCTCGACTGCCTTCGGATCAACGGTGGAGTCTTCCCCCATGTCGATCTTGTAGTCTTCCGCTTTCGCGGGGACGCCGAGCTTGCTATAAAATCCTGCCTTCTCTTCGTCGCTTGATTTCTCGTCTGGTATGGCGACAAGTTTCCCGACCTTTTCTTCCTGTTCGATGCTGCTCGTGACCGCTTCGTCGAGTGTTTTATACTTCGACGCCCAGGTCCCGAAGCGCGGGTCGCTGCGGAGGTTTTTGGAGGTTGATGTCGTCCATGACGGGAGTTCCGGAGCCGTGGTGTTGCCCGCGGGCTTTGCCGGTTCTGCGGCTGGAGCGGTTGTGTCTGGAGTGGGAGGCGTACCGGGGGTTTTGTCTGCGGCGAGATCGGTTACGAGCGTTCCGGTGGACGTCGTTCCTTTATCATCTTGGTCAGCCATTTTCTATTCTCCTTTGTGCTTTATGTTCAGCAGGGCCGTCGTAACGGCGATGCTGTCAGTCGTAAGACCGAGCCTGATTCGCAGGAAGGTCGTTGCATAGTTACGGAGCGCTATCTCCCTTTCGGTGGTTGCGCTCCGGTTGTATCCCAGGTCATCAAGTATCGCTGTGAGGAATATAGCGCCTGCTTCGGTTGAAAACAAGACCATGCCGATTTTCTGGATCTCTTCGTCCTTCTGTTCTGGGGTAAAGTCCTTGAAATAGACCGAATCCTTCGTCATGGTCTTCATACGCCTGCCTGCTGTTGCGCCTGCGCTGCGGCCATCGATCCGAGCGGGGAGCCTTCTTCCGGCTTCTTCCCGAGCTTGTCCATGTTTCCGATAAGCATTTCATCCTGCTGCTCCTGCATCTGCTGTTGCGCGGCGGCCTGCTGTTGCTGGATCCGAATTTCCCGGAGCTTCTTTACGTCGTCTTCCTCTCTGATGACCGATGCGGGGGTTCCGGCGCTCTCGAGTCCTTCGACCATCATCCGGTCCGAATCTACCCAGTCGGCCGATTCGGGGAAGGCTTGCATGAGCGCCTGGGCGAATGCAAAACCGGAATTGATGCCGTTCGTCTGGTAATACCGCTGCTGTAGCTGGGCGAGCATTCCCATGAATTCGATCTTGAATACGGCGTCTGCTCCGGCGTCGAGGATCGCCTGGGGCGCTGGAGGAAGCTTTCCCGACCGGTACAGGAGGGCGAACGAGCGCTTGATGACGACCTGCAAGACCTCTTTCTCGTACCGGCCGGTGGTCGGCCCGAGTATGGCTGCCTTCTCTCCGGTCCGCTCTATGACCTCGCGGGCGGTCATTTCGCGCTCCATCATCTGGAGCATCTGGTATATGGGGATGGAGAAATGCTCGTCAATTAGCCGGTCCTGCCGCTCTTCGTTGTCCTTCGTTATGGGGTAACTTCCCGCTGTGTCGATCTGCTCGATAGTCGCGTTCTTGTCTTCCCGATAAATCCGGGATCCTGGCAGGAGGGTGTCCTGTCCCTCAAGCTCTGCGTCCACGATGTAGGAAGGATCGGCTACCCTGTTCCCGAGCCGGATCAGGCTCTTGGTCATATTCTGGCTGACCATGACGTCGCCGAGGGAGTCATGTCCCGGGCAACGGCCGTATTCCTCTCCGGCGTTCTTCTTGTACCGCCATACCGCATAGGGGAATTCCCAGTATCCGCCGACGTCGAGGATCTTTTTTCCCTCGAGGTCGTACCAGAGGCTCGACCATTCCATGCGGTCGTCAATGGCTTTTTGCTGGTAATCCTTGAATCGCTCGTCCTTCGGCCTGACCAGGTGGCGGATAGACGACATCTCGTATGGGCGATCCTTCGCTGCCTTCTGCCGGCGCTCGGAAATGTTTTCCTCTCCGAAACGCTCGGCGATGGCCCGGTTCGTCATCGGGACGTCTTCTGCGACGGTGTCAACCTCGCCGTATGCGTTCTCTGATATCCATACAGCGAGCGGGTGGCGGGTCTGGTAAGCGATCTTCCCGTTGCCTACGTCCTCGATGTACATGACGGCGGTCCCGATCACGTGGCCGTCCGGGACCATCTCGCCGAGGGCTTCGTACAGTCCATTCCGGCCGAATGTCGCAAACAGTGTCCGCAGGCAGCTCTCGAGCCAATCGGATACCCCATATGCTTTCATGAGGTTCTGGTCCTCAAACTGGAGGAGCGCCCAGACTGACCGGCGGTTGGCGGTGTATCCCTGGAATCCTGCTGACGCCTTGGAAACGTCGAGGGCTGCCCGGTTGTTAAAATTGATTTTGGGGGCTTTGTCCTTCTCCTGATCCTTGATCGGATCGAAGATTCTGGACGGGTAGCAAAATTCGGCTGTGTCTTTCCACAATCCTTCCCACCGCAGGCGACGGGATACCATCGTTTTAAGCTGGCTTTCTATTTCGGTAATCAGGTCTTCGGATCCGGATTTTGTCATTTACTGGTCTTCCCCGTACATGACCTGGGCGGGGGTCTTTTTCTTCTTGGTCAGCTCTTCGGCCTGCTGTCGGTTGTAAAACGGGGCATCTTCTGTCCCCGCGGCCGCTTCCGGTATGTAGGTTGCGGGATCCGGTTTCCCTGCGATGATCGGGTTCACGAATCCGGGAAGGTCTGACTTGGCGAATCCGCCTTGCTCCTGCGGGCCGGCTGCCTTGTCTCCTGGTGGTATGCGCTTCGTCGCTTCACTCATGAATGTCATATTTTGTGCCTCGCTATAAATGAATCCCTCCCCATGAGGTCCTCGGAGGGCCAGGGGAGGGCGGTTAATGGTTCGGCTCGGGGTGGAGACCCCTCACGATCCTGCTCGGCTTTGCTGCGGAGGTGGTGCCGCAGTTGGCTCTGTGCCATTTCTTGGAGTGTATATCCCTTTTATCGATTTGTCAAAGGCCCATCCGTAATGTGTCATATGCCGATGTCTGGGGGTTTACCTTCATTTCTGACGGTTTCATGCGGCTCCGCTGCCGGAGCATCTTCGGGTTTAGGGCAAATTCGGACATGAGTGCGTACCTGGTCTCGTCGTATGCATGGTCCTCGAGCGCGGTGTTGATGTCCTCGGGATCCCGTGGGTCGGCGGTGAGGTACGGGACGGTCCGCATCCAGTGGATGCAGTTGTCGGTGATAAGAAACATGGCTTTCCGGTCGTGTCCTTCTGTTTGAAGGAGGTCGTGGAGCTTCATGAGGCCGTTCTTCCGGTCGTTTACCGCCTTGTGCATCTTGAATCCTGCGGCTTCGAACGATTCGGCAACGCTCGGGACGTCATCCTGCTTGCTCCAGCAGGCCGGATCCGCGACCATATTCACGGCTCCCTCGTCTATGCTCATGTTCCATGCCTTCGCTGCGACCGCGGCAGATCCCATACGGAGACCTTCATTCGGCTCCCCGGTGCATCCATACCATTCCTTGTACCGGATAATTCGGCCGTCGTCGTTGATGGCGTACCAACCAATCGAGAAGGGTTTTGCGTGGCCCCAGTCCATCGCACAGAAGCGATACCATTCCGGCCCGAGGCTCTGGCGCTTGATGATGTGCTTCTCCCTGCTGTACTCGCCGAGGACCTGGCCGACGATGACGTCCCAGTCGCCCCATCGCAGGGCTTTGATCATGTGGGCCGGTTGCAGGAGCAGGCGTTTCTCGTAGTCCGGGTCGTTGGCCATGAGCCGAAGATTGTCCTCGAGGCGGCTCGGAATGTAGCATCTGGTCATTCCCGAAGTCGGATCTACATACATCTGATATGGGTCAGCGACGTCTATGAATCGGGCTTTCACCCATACGTGTCCTGGCCGGCCGGGGTTTCCTGTCGCCCGAACAAAGCACGGCGCTCCGTCTCCGCTTCGGCATAGGGAGGTCATAAATGTGTACGGGCCAGGGGTCGGAAACTCGGTAAGCTCGTCGAAACCTATCCACGGGTATTGGTGGCCGTTGTACTTTCCGGTGTCCAGATCGCTCTCAAGCGCCCGGAATCGGAGGGTGGCGAGTCCCGGATATCGGGCGTTCGGGGCGGGGATCTTCCAGATCATCTGGTCGCCGCCGGTGTACCAGGCTCCGGGGATCTTCCCGATGATCTGGTGGCTGCGCCCGACTATTTCTTCAAGTTCTTTGTACGAGCGGCGGACGAGGATGCCTTTCCAGGCTTCGCCCCACTCTTCGTAGTACGAGATGAAGTCGCCGAGGAGGAAGTCGCTTTTCCCGCCGCCTTTTGCGCCGCCGAAGAAGGTCTCGAACGCGGGGCAGGCGAGGGCTTCGGCTTGTCGGGGCTGGGGTTCCCAGACGACGACGGGGGTGTATAGATCTTGTTCCATTCCTCAAAGCTCCTTTTCTGCACGACATTGATGACCGCTACAGGGGTCGGATCCCCATCTTCGCCCTCTGGCCCCTGGATTGTCTGGGGAACACGGCCTTCGGTTCGTTCGAGAATAACCTTGATTGCGGTAACATCGCCCTGGGAGAGGGCCATCTCCCAGAGAACATTGGCGAGAGCTTCTTTCTTGGATATCTCTCGTCCCCCTTTCTCTTTGTACTGCAAGGTCGTTCCCATCGTCTTTAGATACTCGGATATGCTTGTCCCTTTCTTTGGCCTGCCCTTTGGGTTCCCACTTTTTCCTTTTGGCCATTTTGCTACCGGGGCCGGATTGCTCATAAAGCAGCTCCGGTCAGACTTTCCCAGCAGGTAATCCAGATTTGCTGTTCGTTTTGTGTTTTTGCCATGCCTTTTTCCCCTTGTTACAGTTTGCTTTCCTGTGGCTTTTCCTGCAGTTCCTTGAGGTCTTCAATGAGCTTCATGGCATCGTGCAGCGCCCTTTCGAGCCTGTTCGCCATGCTTTTCCATTCTGCCACCAATCGCTTGTAGTGGGCAAGCTCCGCCTGGTACATCTTTTTCTCGGTGCTGTGACTGAACGCATCGGCTTCGGCTATCGTTTCATCTTGATCCATTACTGCTCCTCGGTACATTGTACCATCTTTCCCGTGGCTTCGCATTTATGGGTCTGGTCGCATTTCTTTCCCGGCTCTTTCCACACGTCAGTCTGTTGGTGCTTTTCTGCGTGGGTGCAAAGGTGACAAATACTTGCAGGCTTCGCGTGATCGCATTTCATTTCAGCCCCTCCGCGTATTCGAGAATGGAGGATTCACTTATTGCTTGCACTCGTCTTAGCTCATTTTGTGTTAGCATACATGACAGTTCCTGT